GCACAAAGAACTCGTCGTGGAAAGGGTAACATTATCCTATGTTCCGCAGACGTTGCTTCTGCACTAACAATGGCTGGTGTTCTAGATTACACCCCTGCACTTAACGCTAACTTAAACGTAGACGACACAGGTAATACATTTGCTGGTGTTATCAACGGTAAGTATAGAGTTTACATCGACCCATTCGCTGCTAACAGTGCTGCAACTCAGTACTATGTTATCGGTTACAAAGGTACATCACCTTATGACGCTGGACTATTCTACTGTCCTTACGTTCCATTACAGATGGTTAGAGCTGTTGGTCAGGATACATTCCAACCAAAAATCGGCTTTAAGACTCGTTACGGAATGGTCGAGAACCCATTCTCACAGGGTACAACTGCTGGATCAGGTACACTTACTGTTAACGCTAACCGTTACTACAGAAGAGTATCCGTCACAAACCTCATGTAATAAAGATATTACATATTTTTCTAAGAGATCCGAAAGGGTCTCTTTTTTTTGTGTCTAAATACTAATATGGATGATCAGAAAGCCGCAAAAATTTTAATCAAAAGATCAAAGAAAAATCCAATTTTATACTCAACTGCTGATATTCTTTACGCTAAAAGAATTAAAAAATTGCAAAAAGTAAATGACTGATTCAGTATCACCCTTTGACAAACAAATTGCTAATAGGAACTACATGTCTCCTGTTGGTTTTAAGTTGATTCTAACGAAGACACCAAAGGTTGATTTTCTTTGCCAATCTGCGAACATACCTCAAATAAGCATGGGAACTGCAATTCAACCAACTTATTTGAAGGATATTCCTGTGCCTGGCGATAAAGTTTTGTATGATGATTTGACCGTAAGTTTCTTAGTAGATGAAAAGATGGAAAACTATCTTTCAATTTACAAATGGATGACTGGACTTGGCTACCCAGAATCTTTACGACAGTATGATCAACTTAAAAAAGATGATATCAGAACTAATGCAAGTGTTAGTGATGAAGGAGATCCTCTTTATTTTCAATACTCAGATGCTACTTTACAAATTTTAAGTAGTAACTATAGACCAAGTATTCATGTGAATTTTAAAGATGCATTTCCAATTGCACTCTCAACATTAGACTTTGATGTTACAACTCGTGACTACAGTTTCTTTACCGCATCTGTAACTTTTAAATATACAATATTTGACATTACTAACCCAAGTGGTATTAGACTGGATAATTACCCACAAAAATAATTTTACATGATAAATCTTGATAAGATTCAGTCCATGTGGCAAGAGGACTGCAAAATTGATATTGACAGTATGCATGAAGAATCAATAAAGATTCCACAACTTCATTCTAAATATCATGAGATGTTGAACAATTTGATACTATTGAGAACCAACGCTCAAAAGATACAAAAGAGTGTTCGACATCAAAGATATGAATACTACTCTGGTAAGGCAGATCCAGAGGTGTATGAGAAAGAACCCTTTCCAAAGAAAGTTAGAGATAAAGATGCGTTAATGAGATATATGGATGCTGATGAAAGATTGACAGAAGCAAATCTCAAAGTTGAATACTATAATGTAATGATAAATTATATTGAGAGTATTCTCAAACAGATATCGAATCGTACATATCAGATTAAAAATTCAATTGAATGGCATAAATTCCAAGCTGGATTTGCATGACCCATCTGATTATCAAAAAGAAGAATGAAGTCTTCATTACGATAGACTCCGAACAACATGTGTATCATGAACTTTCTGATCATTTTACATTTGAAGTTCCTGGCGCAAAGTTCATGCCTCAGTATCGTAATAAGTATTGGGATGGAAAGATTAGACTTTATGATATGAGAAAAAATGAGATCTACACTGGACTTGTAGATCGAGTCATATCATTTTGTAATCGAAAAGGATATACTTATGAGTTTGAAGGCAGTAAATTTTATGGATTGCCACTTGAAGAGAATGAGATGATATCGCCAGAGGGTGTCACAGATTATACAAAGAGTATATCAAAACATAAACCCAGACCATATCAGATCATGGGTATTCATGATGCTCTGAGACATAATCGTAAATTATTATTATCTCCAACTGCATCTGGTAAGTCATTGATGATCTATGCGATCACAAGATATCATGTTGAAAATAATCGTAGAATCTTAATTGTAGTTCCAACAACATCTCTTGTTGAACAAATGTATAAAGATTTTGAGGATTATGGTTGGGATGTTGAAAACTATTGTCATCGAGTATATGCAGGGAAAGATAAAAATAGTGATTACAGTGTGACCATTACAACATGGCAATCAATTTATAAATTAGATCGCAAATATTTCAATGACTTTGATGTAGTTATTGGAGATGAAGCACATCTATTTAAATCAAAATCTCTAGTAAGTATCATGACGAAGATGCTTGATTGTAAATATCGTTATGGTTTTACAGGAACACTTGATGGAACGCAAACACATAAGTGGGTATTAGAAGGATTGTTTGGCCCTACCTATAAGATCATTCGTACAGATGAATTGATGAAGAAAGGATATCTATCAAAATTAAATATCAAAGTTTTAACTCTTAAACATCCAGCAAGAAAGTTTGAGAACTATGAAGATGAGATACAATATTTAATCACACATACACAGAGAAATAACTTTATTAAGAATCTAACTCTTGATCAAAAAGGAAATACACTCATATTATATACGAGAGTCGAGACACATGGACTTCCTCTGTTTGATCTCATAAATAGTAACAAGGAAGAAAATAGAAAATGTTTCTTTGTTCACGGAGGAGTTGATACTGAGGATCGAGAACAAGTTCGCACAATCACAGAGAAAGAAGAAAATGCAATTATCATTGCCTCTTACGGCACCTTCTCAACAGGAATTAACATTAAAAATCTTCACAACGTCATATTCGCATCACCAAACAAATCAAAAATCAGAAACTTACAAAGCATAGGTCGAGTTTTAAGAAAGGGTGACAATAAAATTAAAGCAACTCTATTTGATATTGCTGATGATATTACATACGGATCTTCTAAAAACTATACTTTAAATCATATGATGGAGAGAGTTAAGATATATAACGAAGAAAATTTTAATTACGAAATGCTTACGATACCTTTAAAAAAATGTCAAATAAATTTTTAGCAGTTGTAAAACTAAAAACAAGTGAAGAAGTAATTGCAAAAGTTGAACTTTCACCAGAAGCTGATGTTATATCTTTAGATTGTCCAGCGATGATTGGACACTCAAACTTTTCACGCAAGCCTGGAATCAGTGTTATCAAAATCGAACCTTGGATTAAAACAGGTCGAGAACAGACATATATAGTGGAGATGAGTAATATTATCACAACATGTGAGGTTTCTGATAAAGAAGTTATCAAAGCATATAATAAGTTTGTAAAAGCATATTATGATACTGAGGATGTTATTAAGAAACCAAAACCAAAGATGACAAAGGAAATGGGTTACATATCGAATGTCAAAGATGCCCGTAAAAGCCTAGAGAATATATTTAAGAATAGCTAAAGCTTATCTTTGAACCTCTACAAAGGTTATTGTAACTGTTTTTAGATACCTTGTCAAGCGTTGTAAAATAGTGTATAATAATATTATGAAAGATAAACATTATCAACACATTTCATGGCAAGAAAAAGATCGGAACACTATGTAAATAACAAAGAGTTCCTCGCCGCTATTGTAGAGTATAAGGACAAAGTTGCCTTAGCTGCAGAGAGAGGCGAAGCGAAACCTCGTATTACCAACTATCTTGGTGAGTGTTTCTTAAAGATAGCAACTCACTTATCATTTAAACCTAACTTTGTAAACTATATGTTTAAAGATGATATGGTATGTGATGGCATTGAAAACTGTGTTCAATATATTAACAACTTTAATCCAGAGAAATCTAAGAATCCATTTGCATACTTTACACAGATCATACACTATGCATTCTTAAGAAGAATTCAAAAAGAAAAGAAACAGTTAGAAATAAAAACTAAAATTATAGAGAGATCTGGCTATGAAGAAGTCATGGTCGTTGAAGAAGGTGCAGGCGGAACATCCTCTGATTATAATCAAATCAAAGATGCAGTACAAACAAGGATGAACTATCAGTGAAGATTGCCATTATTACAGATCAACATTTTGGTGCAAGAAAAAACTCTAAACTTTTCCATGATTACTTTTTAAAATTTTACGAAGATATATTCTTTCCAACTTTAATTAAAGAAGGAATCACTACTATTGTTGACATGGGTGATACATTTGATAGCCGTAAGGGTGTTGATTTTGTATCATTAGAGTGGGCTAAAAATAATTATTATGATAAGTTAGCAGAATTAGGAATCACGATTCATACTATTATTGGAAACCATACTGCATATTATAAGAATACAAATGATCTAACTGGTGTTGGTCTTTTTCTGAGAGAGTATGATAATGTTAAGATATATTCAGAAGCCGAAGAAGTTAAAATAGAC